CAGATGCCACGAACGACAATGCAAAAGCCACAAAAAAAGCGAATAAGGAAACAAAAAACTATCTTTCATCGCTTGACGAAGTACACAAAGCCACATCTACAGGTAGTGGTTCATCTTCCACGCCATCTTCATCTGGTGGAAGCGGCGGAACAGGTAACAGTGGTCTTCCGAGTCCAGTAGGAAACGTGGACTACGGCAATCTCGCAGAGGGTGAAACCGCACTTGACAAGATTAGTGATTCCGCAAAGAAACTTGCTGAACTGCTCAAGAAGCTCTGGAAACCATTTCAGGACGCTTGGAAAAAAGAGGGTAAGAACACCATTGATGCGGCAAATATCGCTTTGTCGGGAATTGCAAAGCTCGCTAAGAGTGTAGGTAAAAGCCTTGTAGAGGTCTGGACAAATGGCACAGGTACAACGATGCTTACGACCATGCTGAGGATTGCTCAGAATGTACTTAAAACTATTGGTAACATTGCATCCGGTTTCGCAGATGCTTGGAATAAGAACAGTGTAGGGACGCAGATTATCCAGAATATTGCAGATGCCCTTGTGGTAGTCATGCAGTTTGTTGAGAAGATCGCAGAGGATACGGCAACGTGGGCGGCGAACCTTAATTTCTATCCTCTACTGGAATCTATCAGTAATCTGACCAGTACGTTTGCACCAATTTTGGAATCTATTGGGAATGTACTTAGCGGAATTTATACCAATGTCATACTTCCCATGCTCAAATGGGTTATTGAGACAGGACTTCCGACAGTTATCAATTTGGTATCTGGCTTGCTTGACTTTTTCGCTCAGCATCAGTCCATTGTCGAAGCATTCGGTGCGGCTCTAATCGGGGCGTTTGCGGCGGCGAAGATTGCGGGACTAGCATCAAGAATCGCAGGAAGCATAACGACAGTAGCAAATTTTATAAAGGGTCTTATTGCACTCATGACCGGTTCTGGTGGAATTATTGGTGGAATCAAAGCTATCGCTACAGCTATCGGAACAGGCGGCGTATTTGCCATTGCTGTTGCAGCAGCTATTGCAATCGGTGTATTGCTGTACAAAAACTGGGACAAAATAAAAGAAGTTGCGGGGCAAGTATGGAGTTGGATTAAAGATAAGACCATAACTTTCGTCGATGGAATAAAATCCAAGCTAAGTGATTTGGCAGAAAAGATTGTTTCTATCTGGAATGGTATCAAATCAAGTGCAAAAGAAAAGTGGGACGCTATATGGTCCACTATAAAAGAAGTTGTAAAGAAGATAGTCGATGGAATCGTTGATAAATTCAAAGGCGCAAGGGACAAGGTTGTTGACGTGTTCGAGGGAATCAAGAATAAAGTCAAAGAGATATTCAACAAAGTTATCGGTATCGTAAATGGCGCAATCGGTACGGTGAACGGTGCAATCAGCGGAATTGAATCTGCATTTTCTTTTGGTCCGTGGGAAGTGCCTACACCGTTTGGCAAGAAAACAATCGGATTTAGCGCAAGCTTTCCAAGAGTGCCGACTATTCCATATCTGGCTAAAGGTGCAGTTATTCCACCAAGAAGTGAATTTCTGGCTGTGCTTGGTGACCAGAAGCAGGGCAATAACATCGAAACTCCAGAGGCACTGCTTAGAAAGATTGTTCGTGAAGAATCTGGCGGACAGCAGAGCAGTGGAAATTATCGCTTTACCGCTCAGATTAACCGAAGAACAGTATTTGACGAAATTATCGAAGAAGCAAAGTTAAGACGTGATACAAGCGGTAGAAACCCGTTTGAACTGGCATAGGAGGTGGAAGCGTGGCAACTATTCCAAAAGGCATAACAGAACGATACAAGATGAATGGGGCTTCCATCTATCAGCCAGATAAAGATATGGGATATAACCTCGAAACAACTTATTCAGAAGGTAGTAACCGTACGCAGTTCGGAAAAGCGTTGTTAACTCCATTGTTTACAGTCGAACAGTATAGCTATGAAGCATCAAACGTTCCAGTTATAGAAGCAAACAAAATTCTCAAAATTATCGCAAAAGGAAAAACTTTCAATTTGTACCATTGGTCGCTTTATCACATGGCATGGAGAACCGACCCATTTTATGTTGGAAAAGCAAGCCTAACTATTGGAGAAATATCTCCAGACTTAAAATTTGTATCAAAAATATCTTTTAACATGCAGGGGGTGAATCCACTTGATTAATGTATCTGATGCGTTCAAACAAAAACTACAGGACGGAGAAAGAGTCTGGCAGGAAGTGGAAATCACCTTTCCTGACGGAACTGTAAAAACAGTCAAAAATGAAATCATGGGCGAAAACTGCACCTTTTCCGATTGTGCAGAAAGTAGCAGCTTTCCGATTGGCTGCGTTGTTTGTAAATCCATGACATTGGAGTTGGACAACACTTCCGACCAGTGGAAAAACTATAATTTCTACATGGCAAAAGTTCATGCGTATCTTAAAATGCAGACCTCTGTAGCAAGTTCGGCTACAACAGATGAATTGCTGGATGAAAACTATGAGCCAATTCTTGACCAGAGTGGCGGTGCGATTCTGGGAACAAAAGCAGCGACAGAAGACAGAGTCGAAACCATTGATAAAGGTATTTATACAATTACGACACCAGAACAATATGGCGAAATCCTTAGTTTTACCGCTTTGGACGATATGTATAAAACGAACGCAACTTATATATCTCATCTGGTTCTGCCACAGTCAATAGAGACTCTTGTTAGAGATGCGTGTGAGACTCTTGGTATTCCGTCAGAAGTCTCCATGGCTCATGGAAATCTG